TTCACGAACCGATGCAACTAAAATGTCTGTTGCGCCCGTAGCGTTAAGATTTTCAACGCCATATGCGTTCATTGCTGACGTTGCTAAATCTGCAATTGTCTTTGTTTCGCCTAATCCAACGGCCGCCGCTTTTAACGACGCGCTTAATGTGTCGGTTGCGTCTGAACCTCGTAAACCCGCTGATGTAATAAAAAACAATGCTTCTGCCGCTTCGTTTGCACTTCGTCCCGTATCTGTTGCCATTTTCTTTGCGGTTTCACTCATTTCAGAAACTTTGTCCGCCGCAATACCAACCAAAGATTCAATTTGCGTCATTGACTTATCAAAATCCAATGCCAATTTTGTCGCGGCCGCACCGGCTGCAACTATTGGCAAAGTCAATTTAGTAGACATTGAACGCCCAACGCTTTGCATTTTAGATCCAAACGCTTGAAGTTTTGAATTCGCTGAACTTAACGCATTATTTAATTTCGACGAATCGCCGGTAATATTAACTTTTAAATTTGATTCGGCCATAAAGAATATTTTAAACAAAAATACAAAAAAAAAGACGCTTTTATTTTAGCGTCGTTTTCTTTGTCATTGATTCATATTTTGATTTAAAGGCTTCCATTTGTTCGCGCGTTGATTTTGGTTTTGCGCGTTCAACTTGACGTTTTTTGTCAACCGGCAATTCAAATAATTGTTCGGGCTTTATCATTTGTGATTTTTTAGAACATTGAACGTTGTGAATCATTGCAGCCAAATACCGCGTTTGTTCCCAATTCAAATTTATATTGTTATGGTAATTTTCCGCCAATAGCGCATTTTCGCGCCACGTTTGCCGCCAAAAATCGTTCGGGTTTACGCCTACTAAACCAATATAATAATCGGTTAAACTTTGGAATGTTATTTCTTTGACGGCTTCGGCTTTCCCGCCTTTTGTGTTTCAGCGCCTAAACTATTGCCTAAAATTTTTGATTGCAACATTGTTTCAACAATATCGTTAATTGTTTCGGCTTGTAATTCGTCTAACCACGCACCAACCGAATAAACATTGTAATCAATTTCATTGCCTTGTTCCTGGTCGTTTGCCAATATAGCTGAATAAATCAAAGCGCGTAAACCTTTTAATGATATCCCGTTTTCAAAAACGTGTCCAATGTCTTGAAGTGAAACGCCTAATTGCTCGGTAAATTCCGACCAAAAATTCATTGAAAAGTGAAGTGTTCTTTTTTTGCCACCAACTTGAATGTCGATGTAACCTTTGTGTTTGTTTGCCATTTTAATATTTGTTTGTCGTTAATAAATAAAAAAAGCCACCGCCAAAAAATGACGGCGGCCAAAATAATAAACTTTTAAAATTTTAGTTTGTTGATTTAGTAATTGCGCCGGTGATTGTAATTGAACCGGAATAAGTGACGGCCGCTTCCATTTCTGCCGACATTTCAACACTTGACAAAAACCCTTCCGCAGTATAAACCGCGTCGCCGGTTTCGGCCGTTCCAAATACACAAGTCAATTGTGTACGCGCCAAAAGGTAATCAGCGAATTCAATTGCGTTTGCAGTATCATCATAAGCAACTAAACCTTCAAATGATATTTCGCCGCCTTTTACGCCGCCGATATATTCAGAAAATCCGTTTGAATCTTTTGTTGTTGCTTCGGGTGTGTCCATTGACAAAGACATTGAACAACTTGTTGTGTGTCCAACTGTATCGCCCTCAATTGTTAAAATTAAATTTGTTCCGTTAAAAACTCCCGTAGTAGCCATATTTTTATATTTTAAAGTTTATTAAATTTTTTGTAAATATACGAAATAAATATTTTACTATTCTTGTATATACTTGACGCCATAAAACGAATGAACGCCTTCATTGTCCAAAACAATTTCGAAATCGGTCCATGCGTCCAAAGGTAAAGAACCTTCTTCTTCTGTTTCCGGATCAATTGGCCTAACGCTATCACGCCAAAAAACGTCAACGGAATATTTGTCCGATAAAATTGGCGCTTTGATTTCATTGCCTTCTTCGTCGTATTGTCCAGGCGTTACAACAATATTTCCCAATTTTACTATTGCGTTTTTATGTGTTGGATATTCATTGCCGTCCTCATCTTTTGCGACGCCTAAATCGCGAATGTATTCGTCGGCTTTGCTTTTATTTGGGAATTCGTATTTTTTAACCATTTTTTATTTTATTTACTTTTAGTTATATCTATTTGTGATTATATATATAGTTTTTTTAATTTTCTTATCTTATTGTGTTTGTTATGTAAAGATTTACTCTTGTTCTTATCATAAGGGTAAATATTACACTTGTGTTAATTCAATTGCCTCGGCTTCTGTCAATACTCTATCGTAAACCCTTGTATCGTAAACTTTACCCTCAAAATGATTTGAATTATAAGGCGTTGCAAAACTAAACTTATTTATACCTGTTGGCAAAACTCCAAAAGTATCTGTAAATTTTAATGTGCCATTTATATAAATTTTGAATTCATTTTCTTTTGCAGTTAATAACAATTTATTTCTTGTATTATAAGTAATTGTTTCATCTCTATATAATTGATTTGAGCCTTCCGCCCAAACTCCAAAAAGTAATTGAGTACCATTACTTCTAAAGAAAAAAGTAAATCTATCATCATTTGTTCCCGCTGATAAACTTATGTCTTTATTAAAACCCGCAACAAAAGGTGTTAAATCTAAATAAATAGAACATTCATTAAAATCAAATAAATCGGCGTCGCCTCCATTTTCGCACTCATCGGCAAATCTTGTTACTGCACTTGCACCTGTATAAATTAAACTTGAAGGATAACTATTTACTAACTCTGTTTGACCACCCCAAACTAAAAAGTCTAATTCCTCATCACTACCATTACTAATCGCTACCCCTATATAACAATATTTGGAATTTGCAGCTCTAAAACCTGTAAATTGAATTCTTGTCCATTCTGTTGTGACTGTTCTTGTTTTTGGACTGCCACTACTTGCACCATAAAATGCACAAGTTTGATTTTGACCTGTATTACTTTTAACATAAATTGTTGAAATATAATATCCACCACCACCGCCATCAACACTTGGGTCTGTTCCATTTACTGAAAGTAGAGCATAACCGCTACCTGTTGCACTTGCTTCTATTCTTGTAGCAGTTAAAGTTCCATCAGGAGCACTTGCATAATTTCCTGTCATAGTTATTGTACCGCTACTTGTCAATGTACTGTTTAATTGTAATTGAGTATTATTAAGAGCATAGTTAGTGCGTTCACTTTCTAAAAGTAAACTTGGACAACCGCCGCCGGTGTGATCTATTCTTGGAATATTGGCGCCTTTTGTTTCAATAAAACCGCCGGGATTAACTCTTGACGCGTCGCCGCTTCGTGTATAATCAAAATCGCCGTCGCCGTTCGTTGGAAATACTGAATAAACTTTTCCTGATTTATAAGCCGTAGGAATTAATAACAATTTCGCGTCGTCTGCTAATGACATATATATTTGTTTTTAGCAAAAATACAAAAAATTGATTTGTTATTTTAAGACGTCAAACATTGTAATTCCTCATCACTCAATGCTTCTTTAAAAACTGCAACGGATTTAACGTTTCCGTAGAAATCATTTCCACCATCTCCATTATCAAAATTTATCTTGTTTAATGTATTGCTTGGAAAAGTATTACCACTTAATTGAAAATCAACTTTAGTTCCATTAATAAAAGTAGCAAAATCTGAATTTTTATATCTAATAGCTATTTTGTTATTATCAGTTATATTGTAACTTGTGTTTAATTCAAAATATTCGACTGAAGTATTTACATCAACTCTTGTATAAATTCTATTACTACCACCACTATTAAACCTAATAAGAACGTAATTATTTGCAGTCCCATCAGATAATGTAATTTCTCTATTAGTTTCATCATCAGCCAAAGCACTAATTTCCGCATATAAAACCCCCTCTGTTGAGTTTATTAAATCGCTTGAACCTGCATTGTTGCAAATATCTGCTAAACGAGTAACTGATGAGCCTGAAGTTGGTATGTAAGATGTTGCGTGTGATAGTTCTTCTAATTGTCCTCCCCAAACATAATAAGAAGTTGCGGTTGAAGAATTAGAATCATCTATATTGCAATGAAATTGAGAGCCTGAACTTGTAGAATTAAAAGTTCTCGAAAATTTATGTCTTTTCCAATTGTTTGTTAAAGTAACAATTTCATCTCCAGCTTCGTCTACTCCATTAGACATCTGTAGTCTTAATGTTCCACTTCCTTTTAAATAAACTGAAAAAGATAAAGTTTTATTTGCTGAATCAAAACTTGATGGATAAAATCTTAAATCATTACTACCAGTACCATCTAAACCAGTTATGTTTGTAGCATTATTTTGACCACTTGGACTTAATATATTTGTTGCACTTATAGTAGTATTACCTGCTTTAGTCCAACCATTAAAATTTTCTGAATACGTTATAAGATTAGTACTCTGCGGTTCAAGTAAAAGACTACCCTCTCCGCTATAAGGTACTACTACATCTTCT